TGAAAACGGCATTATCGCAAAAACGTTCAGTGCTGAATCAGCAAGCATCAACACAGCACCATACCCTAGCATGGAAAAAGGCATTGGCTGGCAACCATCCACAAACGCTGATTGGTCTGGCTTTGCGCTCATCCGAGGCGGCTGCTGGCGCTCGGTCGGCAATGCGGGCGTGTTCGCTCTCAGCGGCGATTGGCCTGACCTCGACTACTCCTATGTCGGCTTCCGCTGCACCAAAAGTCTCTAGTCACTTGTCCATCATGCCGTCCGCTTGAAAGGCGGGCGGCTTTAATAGGAGATTGAAAATTAGCACTAACCAAGTCAAAGGTATCGAAGTCAACTTCACCGCCGCCGATCCACACGTGGAGATCAGCGAGAAGCTTCAAGCCCAATATCCGCAACACCTGATATTGGTGCAAGCTGGCAATTTCATGCATGCTTTTAACAGATCGGCCTACGCGTTGCACACGTTAAAGCAATACAAAATTAGGCTTGCTGGGCCAGCTAAATGCCCTCACCTATTGGTTGGTTTTCCAGTTGCAAATTACAAACAGCGCTTATGGCCAATTGTCGATGAACATAATATTTCATATATGGTCGTCACAAAAAATAATATTGAGACATGTGAAGCAACAGCACCAAGTTACGCAATGGATGCAATCTCAGACGACATCGTGAATCAGGTGATTGCGGATCTAATCACACACAAGCAGCTCAAAACATCCATTACCGCTAAAGCATTGGCCAACCCAAACACTCAGGACTTTATCTTCAAGAATAAAGCCAGTGCGCTTGATTCACAGCTACTGCAAGACATTATCAAACTACCGCGCGATATTCGTGTGACATGGGGCGAAAACATACGCCAAACCATGCAGCGTATCATGCGCAACACCTTTCTTTATGGCAATGAAGACAACAAACCACAGCTATTAAAGCAGCTATCAGCAGACGTGGATTTAATTCGTCATTATATTTGCCAGGCGCAAGCACTAAACCTATTCAAGATTGGATTTGAGCATCGAGTAGGTTTAGTGGTCGAGCTTGGTCGAATCTTAGGGTTAGCTAAATTATGTTGACAACCGTAAATCACAAAGAGTATATTCCGCTTACTACTTCACATGAAGTGGTCGGGATTGGCGTCCTGAGTGTGGCGGCGAGCAGCCGCAAAGTATTGAGCAATGCGGCTTTTTTACGTCTAGTGTTTCCCTCTATGGGCGGGCTAGGCGGGGAGTTGCAAAACTCGCAGGTGCCGCACCTGTACGCCAACCCGTCTAGTTCCGTCCACCCAATTGGCGTTGGGTGTTCGGTTAAACGAACTATGCGGAGAAATACCATGCAATCAGCAATAGCTACCACATACCAAAAAACCACCATTAAACGCGCTTTACGCATATTGGAATCATCTTTTACGCGTGAAAATTGCAATCCATTTGAAAATCCATCTGATATAAAAAATTATTTAAGACTGAAGTTTTCAGACCTTCAGCATGAAGAATTTTATGCAATATGGATGGATAGCCAAAATAAAATAATTAGCATTGAAAAGCTAGCAAGCGGATCAATAAGAGAATGCCATATTTATCCAAGGGAAATTGTTAAATCTGCAATAAAGCATAATGCCGCTTCTGTTGCATTTTTTCATAATCATCCAAGCGGCAATTCAAGTCCAAGCATTGCAGACATTGCGCTGACAATTGAACTTAAAAGAATCCTTTCCATAATTGAAACGCAGGTTTTAGACCATTTAATAATAGGCATTGATAGCGTTGTCAGTCTTGCTGAAAGAGGGTTAATTTAATGATTGGGAAAAAATTTGGCAGGCTTACTGTTGTTAATAGGATTTTAAATAAATGGCAATGTATCTGCGATTGCGGTAAAGAGCATGAAGTTATTACTTCAAAATTAAATAGCGGACATACTAAAAGTTGCGGTTGTTTAAATTCAGAAAAAGCTAGAAATAGAAGATTGACTCATGGAGCTTCAAAGTCACTTACATATAAACGCTGGCAGACAATGAAGAGAAGATGCAATAAAAAAAATGGTGAAAGTTTTAACAGATATTCAGCAAGAGGAATAGTTATATGTAAAAAATGGCTTGATTCATTTGAAGAGTTTTTATCTGATATGGGAGAGTGCCCTAGTAAAGAATTTACTATTGAAAGAATTGATAATAATGGAAATTATGAACCAGAAAACTGCAAATGGGCAACCAGAGTAGAACAAAATAAAAATACATCAAGAACACATTTTATGGAGTACAAAGGCGAGAGGCTTTGTATTACGGACTGGGCTTTAAAACTTAAAATATCTCGCTCAACACTATCTATGTGGATTAACAATGGACTGACAATGGAAGGAGTAATTACAAAGTCAAATTCAATAAAATCCATTAGGAATATAAAGTGATATGGCCAACACATATTTCAACAGGCGCATACCTACGCCGCCGATACCATCACACGCTAAGGCAACACGAATCAGGTATTTACGATCGCAGTCAAGCGGTTAGGTCCTATATGGCCGCGCTTGCACATACGGGAAGTGTAATTAAAAAAAATGTTCTTAACTGATAAAGAAATCGCAGAGCTAACAGGCATAAAACGTGGATGCAACGGCTTCACGCGCGCTCAGCTTCAGTGCAAACATTTAAGAGAAAATGGCATTAAATTTTTTACAAACACGCGCGGAGAACCAAAGATACCAAAAGCATTTATTGAAGGTGGACAACAAACAACGACCAATGCATGGCAACCAAGAATATTGCAAAAAACAGCGTAAGAGAATAAATTATGCCAATGGGCAGACAACCAACCAGAAATTTAAACTTACCAGATAAAATGCGCGCACGGCATCGCGCTAACAAAACCTATTATTTTTATGATTGTGGCGGCAAGCCACGCAAAGAAATATCACTAGGCAGCGACTACATAACCGCCGTTCAACAGTGGTCACAGCTTCACAAAGCCAATATACCAAAAGGCTCACAGCCTACATTCATCATGCTTTGGAATAAGTTTGTTGAAACTGATCTGCAAGACAAATCAGCCCAAACACAAAAAGATTATATGAAATGCAGTAAATGGCTACTTAAATTTTTTAATGATCCACCTGCCATTCTGGATACTATCAACCCAATTCATATTCGCCAGTATTTAGATTGGCGTGGTGAAACATCAAAAAGCCGTGCTAATAAAGAACGTGCATTATTTTCTCTTTTATGGAACCGCGCCAGGGAATGGGGTTATACAAACCTTGCCAACCCAACGACAGGTATTGATGGATTTAAAACGAAATCACGTGATATTTATATTGAGGATAATATTTATAACTTAGTGTACCAATGTGCGGACCAGCCAACAAAGGATGCTTTAGATTTAAGTTATTTGACTGCACAACGCCCGGCCGATGTAATTAAAATGTCTGAAACTGACATTCAAGACGGCACGCTCATTGTTAAGCAAAATAAAACAGATGCAAAACTACGCATTGCCATTGTTGGTGAGCTAGAAATATTAATTAATAGGATTGCAGAGCGTAAGAAATCATTCAAAGTATTTAGCTTAAAATTGATTGTTGATGAATATGGGAAACCAATCAGCCAGCGCGCAATTTGGGAGAGATTCAATAAAGCGCGGAAACAAGCTGCATTAGAAAACCCAAAATTAGAAGAAAGAATCAATGAATACCAATGGCGCGACCTTCGCGCAAAAGGCGGAACAGACACCGCAACAGAGCATGATATGCGCACCGCGCAAAAGCTACTTGGACATTCCAGTGTTACAATGACGGAAATTTATGTACGCAATAAAATAGGTGAGTCAGTTAATCCAACAAAATAGTTTTGCGGAAAAGCTGAACAATTGCGGAACGAATTTAAATAAAATCCCGCAAACACCGCATAAAATAACGCTTTAAAAGTAATGCCCTCGTAGCTCAGTGGATAGAGCAAGTGCCAGCATTATATAGATAAAATGCGGCTTACAGAGCGATTATAGTTCCGCAAAATCGCATTTTAAAACCTAGCATTTATGCGGTTCTATAAACTTTTGCGGAACGAATTTAATAGCTAATTACCTGTGGCACAAATTGCCATCCTACAAACCTCATCACGCCAACCGCTTAATGCATTAAAATCAATCGTGGTTATGGTGCAGGCTTGTTTGAGGTTTTCGTATTGCTTATCAATGGTTGCGTAACGCTCTCGCCAGTGTTCGGAATCCCCTTCGGTATCGGTGGGAGTTTGATCTCTGGTAACAATATCTCTCGATATTTGGTCTCGCAGCAGCCCGCGCAACTCAGCAATATTAATATCAGTAACGACGCGTTCTTTAGCGTTGATGTTTTGTTGTTTAACATATTCGGCCTTCACTTGCTCGAGTTGGAAAAGATAGCTTTCATTCACCACTTTTAAAGCGCGATTAGCACTATCAAGTTTTACTTTATTTTCAGCCTCACGTTTTGCAAACTCAACTTTTTGTGTAGTGATGTAACTGTTTAATTCTGCAACGGCTTTATCACGTGATTTGTGGCACGCGCTTAAACTTACTCGGTAATACGTTATGATTGACGCGACCAAAATAATGCCTGTAATCGCGCCAAAAATAACGGTTTTACTTGGCAATTTAATGCCAATGATGCCGAGTAAGAAGCTGAACATGATTTAAGTCGCAGTGCGATTTAAAATACTATCCATCGTATAACCTGCTAAAAACGACGCCATAATCAAACTAGGCCAAGGCGCTGGAATTGGGTTGATAGCAAACCATGCAATTGCACTAGAAAATAAAGCTGTCAACGTTTTGAGTGAGGCATTAACGTTTTCAACGAACAGATATTTAAATAAGCCACCGACACCGCCTGTGACTAAGCCTTTTTTAACATCCACTAAAAAGTGAATAACAACGCCAACAAATGCAATCAGTAAAAATGCTGCAATTTGACCAATGCCAGCCGCGCCAATGTTTGTCCAATCAAATGCTGACCAGATAAATGACAAGATGCTGAATAGATCACCGCCAACCACTTCAGCCGCATATGCAGGCATAGCGAAAACCGCCAAACTTAAAACAAGAATATGTGAAAACTTCATAATAAATACTCCTTATAAATAACTAATTAAAATCAATAAAGCAACTGCACCTACACAAACCTTTAGCCATAATTTCTCATTGGCATTAAGGATTATTTTTAAATCTGATAGACGTTGCTTCATAGCAAAAATAATAATTTCTCGGATTGTCTACGTTGCGCTAATCCAGCGACCTTTTTACCGCCAGCGTAAGACCATTTATCAAACTCATGTGCAGCGCCAATAATGTCATTGGCATTCAGCTTTTTAAGTAACGTGCTAGTTCGTAAAGCTTGCGCCCCTACGTTGTAAGTAAAGCTGACTAAAGCATCAAATTTATTTTGACTGATAGGAACTTTCACATAGCGATTAATAGCCTCTTCAAAATTCGTGATAGTCTGTGCCAATAAAGCGTAAGCCTCAATTTTTGTAATTGGTTCATCAGTAAGTTTTACTGGCAATCCATTGGCGTAACGAGTTGAACCTATGCCAATGGTTGGAACGCCAGCGCTGCACAAATATGGCTTAGAGCGAAATCCCTCGAAGCGCTCGATCAACTCAATTCCGCGTTTTGAAGTAATCATAAAACCTCTTCATCATCGAAAAAGTTAGTGCGCAATTGATTGTTAATTTTCAATTCGTGCAATTCTTGAGCGCGTTTATTGGATTGATGTTTGTAATAAGCGTTAATTGCTAAACCTATAACAGCAATTAACAAACCACCAAATGCCGCAATATCAGACGATGTTAAGCCACCAAATAAAGCGGTTATCCCACCTGCCATCGTTGCATTTGATGCAGCCTTTTCGATTAAATCATGCTCCATAACTAGCCTTTCTTATTTGTATTTTCGTAAACCGATCACACGGTTTGCATAAAGCAAACGTGGCTTTCCCTTATGTTCTTTCCACCCAATATTCACTGAGTTGTAATAGCCAAACGCCAATGGAATATCTTTTTTAAATTGCCAGCCCTGCCCTACTGGTAAACTAAACAGCAAGTAATGCCAACCATAAGCGGTATTGCGTGAAAGCCACCAAAGCCTGCACCAATAGCGGATTAACCAAGAATTGAGATATTGATTTATTGATACCTTAGATAAAAATGGAATGTCGTAAAGGCCCCACCAGCCTTCGTCCACTGCATTGTCATGGGTTTGCCACAGGTAAAATATTGGGTGCAAATATTCGCGCTGCATTGTGATGACTTGCTTATCAAAGCGTTTAACAATGTCTGTTCGCTGTTTGCGAACAACAAACAGGCAGGCAAGTGGATTAGTCAGCCAGCAGATCAGCTCCACCAATAAGGCTGGGATGAAGTAGATTAGCCAAAGTAACTTATACATTAAGCAGGCCTTACTAAAACTGCTTGAAAGTATGTGCTCACTGAAGAGTTACTTGTGTTTTGTGAAGTCCCTTGCGTATGTATGTAAAAAATCTCAATATAATCAGTCGAGCCATTTAGATATACAAGGCACGAACCTTTTGAATCGCCTCCTGGTAAAAATCCTGCCATTGATCTATAGTCAGCCCCATTTTTGTACAAATGAACTGATGAGCCAGCGCCAGAAAAAGGGCAATAACAACCAGCTGAAACTTGATAGTAACCAGCAACTAATGGTGTGAATCTGCTTGTCGATGTATCGTAATAACTATTAGTATCAAACTCTTCGGTTTGAAATAGAATTTTAGTTAAAACATTATTTGGCACAGATTGCAATGTGCTTTGATAAGCGCTAAATGCAGGTGCGATTGCACCTCTATAACCCTGAAATATTTGCCATGATGTAAACGTCCCGCTACCTATGGGAGTCGTAATATCAACAACGAGAGAAGTCCCTGAGTAGCTAATCACGCGACCTTCCATTAACGCGGTATTTGAATTTGCTAAAACCAAATACATCCCTGCCTTAAAGCTTTTCCCCGCAGATACCGAGAAAGTTTTACTGCCTGGACCTATACTATTGGATGTCGTGCTTGTATCTGAAGTAGAGATTAAAGATAAAGTCGCAGCAAATGCCTCCATTTCAGCCAGATTAATTCTTCGCCAAACTAAATCTGCATCAATATTGGCATCAAAAGTTTCATTATCTTGACCACGGGCAGGGGCTTCGGCTGGTGCTGGTGTAAAAATTGGCATGTAAAAACCTCAATAAAAAAGCCACCCGAAGGCGGCTTGTCGTGTGTTTAAAAAATTAACTTAAACTGATTAATTGAATGGTGCAAATAGATGCGTTTGAATACGCAACATTGATATTAAAATCTTCATAATAGCCATAAACAATTGATGACCCATACTCGCTTGAGCCGATATAAACACGCTCTTGCGCACGGACGCTGGCAAGCTCTCTAAACACGTAATCAACTTTTCCTGAGTCTATCCAAACAGTCATATTTAATTCGTTGCTATAACCACGCTCTAAAATACTAAAGCCGCCAAAGTCATCTTGCTCTTTGACTGAGTAATCTCTAATGCCAAAACTCATACCAAACTGGGTTAGGCCATAATCTTTACTTGACCCCAAAATACACGCACCGCATTTTGCAATTGAGCCTGTGTTTTCAATCACAATATCAATCAGCGCGTTTAAATATTTTGGCAAACTCAAAACAACCTTAGCGGTTTCTTTTACGGTGGGTTCAAAAAACCAAGCTGAAAAAGTGTTAATGCCAACAAGCGAAATTAAATCAAGTGTTTCAGCGTACACCACGCCATCAATAGCATCTGTAATAGTGATTGAAATTGATTTTGCCTCTACATTTAAAAATGTAATCGCGTCAATCCTGCCAGCGCCACGCACTTGAATAGTAATATTGTCCGCAAGCGTGGTTTGCGATTGAATGGATTTATCAAACATTTTCCATCTGTTTGTGCTGCTCACCAAAAGCCACCAAGCATCAGAATCTAACCCTGTAGGCACATGGTTTGTGTTGCTGTTTTGCTTTGATTCTATAATCCAGTGATTATCACCTGATACATAAATACGCCTATCGCCCAGCGCATAGGTTGCACCGCTAGACCATGCTGCATAGTCATTTTCTAGCACGTTGCTGGCAAGCAATGCCGCGCTAGTCACAACCATGGGTTTAATTGATTGAAAGCCCATTAAACCACCACCCTTGTATCAATTGTGACGCGGTTGCCAGCGTTATCAGTTTCACTTAAAACAATGCCTAATCTATCAATTTTTTCTAGCACTTTTTGCATGCGTTGCGCCGCTTGAATTTGTGCCACGGCATGCGCTTGGTTTTCTTCCCGCAAGCGTTTAACTTCAGCCAACAATCCGTTTGAAGCTTCACCATTACCAGCTATTAATTTTGCATTTTCTGTAGCAGGGATAATGCGTTCACCTTTATGAATCATTGCTAAACCATCGTTTGGCACATAAGCCGTGCCAACGTCATAACTGGGGATTTTATCGAGTGAGATTCCAAGCGATTGATAATTTTTAGCGCGATTAAAATCAACCAATGATTTAAAGTTTTTAGTTTCAAGCAAGGTATCAATCAGCGCTTTTGTTGCTTCTTCAGCTTGTTTTGTTGCATCTGCTTGCTCTTGAAGCTGCGTGTAATACGTATCCATGGCAGGAGCTAAATCAATCAGTGCATTAAACTGTTTTGCACTGGCATCATCCACCACTTTAATCCCGTCAACTAAAGCTCTAAAACCATCTCTAGTATCAGGAATTGCAAGATTTAGCGCGCCAAACTGTGCCCCAATTTGTTTTGTATAAGTTGCAAACTGTTCTTGCTCTGTATAGAACAAATCCGTATAGGTTTGCACGGCAGAAAGCTGTGATGTAAGCGCATCAGCATCACTTAATTTAGCATTACCAATTGCATAGCCAATAGCTTCAAAAACAGGCGGCAATGTTGCCAGTGACTCTTTAAGAGCTTTTATTTGCCCTAGATAGCCTAAGTTAGCTACCGACTCCGTTTTAGCGTTCCATGATGAATTAGAGACAATATCAACAAGGTATTGCGGTAATTCTGTGAATCCTTTTTTTACCGCAACTAAGAAGGATTGTGCGATTGCATTTTGTTGCTTATCAGCATCTTTAGCATTAAAAGCCGCATCACGATTTTTGCCGTTTTTGCTAATCTCGTTACCAACAGCAATGCTATAGGTATTGTATTTTTGTGAGTAATGAACACCTAAAGTAAATTCTTTTAATGATGTATCAAATGATGTTGCAAGTGCTTGCAATTGTTCGCCAATGCCACCGCTTGCAGCTTTAGCCACATTTTTACCGCTCGCATCGCTATTGCCATAAGAACGATATGTGTTTACGCTATCTTGCGTGACTGTGGAGTTTGCATAGAATTTAGGGCGTGAGATATGTCCGCCAAATAATCCACCTAATGCTGAACCTAACGCACCGCCGATTGCTCCGCCAATCGGCCCACCTATTGCAGAGCCAATCGCAACGCCAGCACCTTGCAATACAGCGCCTTTAATGTCCCCTTGCAGCAATGCCATCGCAGCGCCAGCATAGGGAAGAACATCTGCTATCTGTGCTGAATATTTGGAAATAGCCCCGCCAAGCATATCGCCAAGACCACCTTGCCCATTAGACAAGAAAGTACCGAGGCTTTGAATAGAATCAACAACAGAAGCATTACCACTTGAAAATGCGTTTTTAATTGTACTGAACAAATCGCCAGCACCAGCGGTGAGGCTTGATCCACCACCAGTTGAGGCGCTAGCTGTACCGCTTGCAGTGGCCGCAATGCTAATAAACCACTTTTTAACAGTCATTTGGTAGAGTAAATCTAAAACATACGTTTTAAGTGTTCTACCAATTTGTTTAAATGCATCCACGCCATCTTGACTAAGGTTAGTCCAAACGCGATGCGCGGACTCTTCAGCGCTATCCCAAAAGTCTTTACGATCCTTCGCCAGTTGTTTTTCTTTTGCAAAAACGCCCTTGTAGTAATCCGCTGTTTTATTGGCGCGATCAGTGTTTTCTATATCAAACTGCTGAATCGCAAACTCAGCATTAGCTCTAATTAATTTAGCTTTTCGCTCAGCCTCTTCTTTGTCAATTTTAAGTGAGAATTTGTCTATATCTTCTCTGCGTTCCTTCTCTTCATCTAATTCATCTTTCAATGCTTGTAATGTGTCACGACCAGAGTTATCTTTTTTCTTTTTATCCTTAGTATCGTAAATGTCTTTAATTTCTTGAACTTTATCGCGATCTTCACTCAGTCGTTTTGCTGCTTCATCACCCAAGAATTTTTCAGTTGCCGCCATGCGCTGCAAATTAGCCAACTCTTTTTCTTGCGCGGCAATTTGTTCAGCACTCCCTTTTTGCCCGTAACCAGCACGGCCACCAGCGCCATTTTTAAGTACGTTTAACTTAGCTTCAGCACTTTGTACTTGTTTAGCGAGTGAATCATCGCGCCCAATTGCTAAAATTGAATCAAGTGCCCCATCAGCTGCCTTTTTAATATTAAGCCAAGCAGTTTCAAACAACCCTAAATTATCTAAAACCTGACCTTTTCTTGATTCCAAAGTATCAGCATAAGTTTTGGTTGCCAAGTCCGTGGCTTCTTGCGTTTTGCCTTGCTTTTCAAGCGCAATAATTTGCTTAAAGATGCTTTCAGTTAAAAAGTTTTGCGTTTCATTTAATTTAAAAATACCTTCTACTGGTTTTTTTGATAATGATTCAAAATCTTTAACTAAATCTTCTGTTTTGCGGCCAGTTAATTCAGTGCCAGCCACCACGCCACGCAATGCTGTTTCAATTTGACCGTAGCTGATTTTACCGCTCGCGGCTAATTGCTCGATAGCCTCGCGCGATGTTGAATATGCGCCAGTTGATTTTCCAACCTCTTCGGCCAAATCAGAAAAACGCCCGACTGAACCGCCGACAATATTGCCACTGGTAATTAATGCAGTATTTAAACGTGTTGATTCGTTGGCCCCTGCGGCATAAGCGCCAGCCAACCCAACGACAGCGCCAGCGCCCAATGTAAAGGGATTAATTAACCCTAAAACATAACCACTCAGCGCTTTCGCGGCATTGCCAGCACCGCCAAACATATCTTTTAACTGCCCGCCTTGTTGCAAAAATACAGTCATTGGCGCTTGACCGCCTTGCAGGCTGGTAAAAATGTCAGTAAATTGCGCTGGAACGCCGCGCATGGCAAATCTTAATTGTTTTGCAGATAGTCCATTTTTATCGGTAGCTGCTGATAAAGATAAATTGGCGTCTTTTAATTTTAAGGTCGCACGCTCAGCCGCCGCAAGTTGTGCAATTGCTTCTGTTTTGGTGATTTTTTGGGTCTGTAATTTTTCTAATGTTTTGAAATATTCAGAATTTGCGCGCCCGCCAGACATAAGCGCAGCGGTTGTACGCTGAATTGATGCAACTTTTCTAGCCTCAGCCTTTTCTTGCGCAACTGTCGCTTTATTCGTTGCATCAGTTAAATTATCAATGCCTTTACTTGCATCCGTAGTAGCTTGTTTGGCTTGGCGTGCCATGTCTTGCAGGCTTTTACCGATCTTAGCAACTTCAGTAAACAACTCTGAAGCGTCGCCACCAAACTTAATTACGCCGTCTTGAATTGTCATCGTTAACCTTCATTATTTTCACTCATTTGCCTTAAAGCAGCAGCTTCCATCACCTGAATATCAGAGAAAACAAAATCTCGATCATCAGGATGAATCTTTAGCCTTCGCCACATTTCAGGCAAAACATTGTAATCAAGCCCAGTTCTGCCATTCATACCAACGCGCCACTGCGTTTGCATAGAATAAAAAACATAGTAACTTTGTTGATTTTCAGGCCATAAAACAACTTCATCCGTTGCAAAGTCATCAGGCGTTAACCCAAATAAAGCAAGCGACTTTTCATCCGCCGCTTTGCTATACATAGCCCTTGCAACGGCTTCTAGTTTTTTACTCTACCCTCCATAATGCAATCTCTATAAGTGACTGCAATGGCGGTAATCGCTGCTGGGAATTCATCCATCAATCTAACTAAATTAGCGCGATTAAATTCCTCTTCTAAATCCCATCCATCGGCAATGATTAAGATGTAATCAATACCAACCGCTGAATCATTTTGATTTTGGATAATCTCCAAAAACGTCTGATCACTTTCAACCTTTTCTTCACTTTTCTTTTTAGGTTTTTTAGTGCCTTTTTTTTCAGCTTCACTCACCAACTCATCCATCAATTTCGCAAACTGCGTGCGAGTTCGATACTTATATTTGACATTGATGCTGTACTCTACAGAATCAGCAATAGGGGCTTTAACCTCATGATCAAAATGCTCAGGGGCTGCACCAAATTTAAATTTAGCCATTAATATGCCTTTAGAATAAAAAGCCCCATTACGGGGCTTTATTTAGATTAATAACGCGTTACACGACCAGCAAAAGAGAAGCGTGCAGAAACCATCATCAAGTTATTTTGCTCTGTGGTAGGCATATCATTTACAAATGGCGTGCCTGTTACGGCCAATATTCCACCGCTAGGCAAAATCATACGCATAGGCGTTTGTGCTTTTAAATCAGAGGCCGCTTTATATGCAATGTAGCCAGGGAGTGTGATGTCATCCGCTAAATCGAACGTCCATGCTTGAGCGGAAACAACCGTAGAAAACTCTGTTTCAAACGTATTTTCAAGATATTGGAAGTTCCCTGTTTGAATATCACCGCCACTTCTTGCAAGGTTCATCACTTGCAAAATTTGCGTCCAAGTTGTGATTTTTCGGACAGTACCCACACCGCTGCCAGCAGGGAATAAGGTCGTTGAAGTTGTATCTAACCCTTCAAGTGTAATTGAAGTCCCTGAAGCGGCTGATAGACGATAAACACGATTGGTTGCGCGAGACCAGCCACTGGTGAACTCTACATAATCACCTACCGCGTATGTATTTGTGACCGTTAACACCGCGGCGGCGGCATTGGTTGCGGCTGTGACTGTTAAAGCTGCAGCAATCACACTTGCAATTTGCAACTGTGCACCATTTGGAATTTGTTGACCCATGATAAAACCTCTCTTAAATAAAAGTTTGCCAATTGAAGGCGAAAAAAAACCAGCAATTAAGCTGGCTGGTTACGCCCTTACGGGCAAAAAAAAACCACTTTTTCAAGTAGTTTTAATTGTTTCTTAAATCTCCAATAACTCAGAGTTTATTTCTAAAGTTAGCTTTAAATCTGCAAGACTATTTGCTTGACCAATATTTCTAAATCGTTGCGAGCACTCCGCTGTAAAGTAGTAAATAACACCATCGACACATAAAACTTTATAAGAATAAGCATTGACGCTAGTTAGTGCGGCTTTCAATAAAGACTGCCCTGCATCATCTATTATAATAATTTCAGCATTTAAACTTTTAGCCAACTTTCCAGAACGCTTGTTGTAACGCGTACCAATGATGGGGTTGTAATCAAAAGTCTGGTATGCCTCACCAATATCACCAGTTGACCGAATCCCTCTAATTTGTGTAAAAGATAGGTTCCCGTAACCAGCAGCATCATAAGAGGCAGGGAGTGTTGCGCTGATATAAAACAGCGTGCCCGCATTTGTAAATGGATTCTGCATTTAATCAAACCACACACTAAAATCTTGATGCGCACCGCGCATTTTTGTGCTTTCGCTATAAGCCGCGATTGCGCCGCCTTCAACCGTGCCAAATAATGGCGATTGCACCATTGTATTTTCAACTTGACGAATCAGCGTCATGACTTCAAGCCTTGTTTTACCCCATACACTAATTTGTACCCTTGCATTTTTTAATTCAGAGCCTTGCCCTTCTATAAAATTAACTGGCCTTCCACCCACTTGCTGATAAACAATAAAAGGCGTAACAACGTTTGGATCAGTTGCCAGATCAGGGTAAACCCGATTGCCAACTAATGGGTTTAAAGCATTTGCTAAATCAACCTCAGTCATAACTTAACCCCAAAAAAACCATGATTTAGACTTTTTGCTTAATATTTCTTGCATTTCTTTTAAAACAGCGGCGTTTGCTGCGTTTATTTTTGCATCGTAAGCTGGCCTAATATAAGGCTGTGCTGGTATAAATTTAGGTGCTGGCAATAAAGCATTTGATGACTTCCATTCCCCTGAATCTTCATCAAAAAACTTAGCATAAATTTGATAATACCCGTGTTCAATCCAATGCCAATGCGGCGCTTTTCGCTTATTTACGCCTATATAATAAATAACCTGTCCGTTGTTTTCGATATGTGTTTCAGAGTCCTGTTTCCAGCGATAAATCGCATTTTTAAGACTGCCACTGTCAGACGGAACTCTTAATTTAATTTCATCATAAAGGACTGTTGCCCCTTTAAAAACAGCAGGACGCAATACTTTTTCTACAAAATCACCTTTAAATGCTTCAATTTGGCTGGTAATACTTTCATCAAACTGCATGCTGACTCTGCCAGCATCGTATACATTTGCCTGGCTTCTTCTAGCCATCGTTTACGCCACCAATAACCGCTAAATCCACATATATTTTATTGCTATCAGGCAAAACGGCCTTAATATTGTATTGTTCGTTTCTAAAAACGACGCGCATTTTTGGCGTAATATCCAATCGAAAGCGAATCCGAACGCTGGCATTAGTAAACTCATTTTCTTTATTTGCGTTGTTAAATTCTTTGCCATTCATAAAGCGGACATTGGCCCATAATTTAGCAAAATCCACCCATGTTTCTATTTCTTGACCAAAACTATCGCGGACAATGGTTTTATGCTGAATAAGCACCCTATCATTCAGTTTACAAGCAAGCATTTAAAAACCCCAAATGCGTACGCGGTCTAATAATCCGCTGTTAAAGCCAGCTGGCAAGCCGCCAGCATCGCAATTACAGTGCATATACTGCACGGCGCTGCGGATCCACTGCTTAATTGCGTATGGCACTGCATCTACATTGGCATAGCCTGCTAAGTAGCGCACGCGTACGGCATTGGCTACATCATCAGTCGCGGGAAAGCCATCTACACTAAGTACCCAGCAAGGCTCTTTTTCGTTGTCTAAAGTATATTTGTCTGTAGCTAAAGTTAATTCAGCATTATTGGCCACATATTTAATGCTAGTAATGCTTTGCACAGGCGGATGCGCTAACTCAATATCGCTATCATAAGGGAAAGCATCAAGCACTAATTCCCATGTTTGCGGCATAATGGCGCGGCCAATGATATGCTCGCAAGCCTCAGTGCAAGTTTTAATTAATCCAAGCAAGTTTTCATCTTGCAGCGCATCAAAATCCACATCGCCAGTATTATCTACGCGGCAATCAAACTTTGCTTGCGCCAATGTCACAGGTTCTGTTGATGGTGGAGTGATGAGTTTTAATGACACTGTAAATTCCGCCTTCTACTTATTTGCATGTTTGAATAACGTGATCTGCGTGGTGCAAACACAATGTTTGAAACATAATACCCATCAGCATCCGCCGTTAACGCCGCAAGCGTTGTAAACCCTGCACCATTAATATCAAGTTTTGTGCTTGAAGCACTGGTTAACATTGCCAATAAAATAGCAGCATTGCCGCCAATATTAATTTGCGCTGCACTTGTGCTTGTAAGCGCTGCTAGTGTTTTTGCCAGCGCGCCTTCTAACCCACTGCCAGAAATATTGCCAGCGCTGCTTGAAGTTAACGCCGCAAGTGTTTTGCTTGCCGTGGCATTAATTGCCAACCCAGCGGCAGAAGTGCTTGTAAGCGCTGCAAGTGTTTTACCTAAGGTTGCTGAAATTGGGTTCAGCGGTATTTCACTCACTGCATATTCTGAAACTGAGTGAAAACCAAGCATTGTTAACCCTTAATAAAAAAACCGCCTTTCGGCGGCTTAATTAAAAATCATTTAAATAACTTTGTTTGCAATGCTCTGGGCCATCGCCAAACAATTCAAAAGAAAAATCTAAAACCACCATTATTACCTGGTATTTTTTAACACCTAAACTAGCACCCACATACACTCTGCTTGAAAACTTCATATCTGCATCGCCATTTAACGCAACGTTAAAAGCATCATCTAATTGCAGAATAATTTTTGTGGCTGCTTTTATATTCCCGCTTACAAAACACCATGCCATTTTTGCAAAGCAAAACAGCGTAAAAAACAGGCTGCCAATCAGGTAAATAAATATTTCTAAACGGGCCATTTTTTAAAGTGGGTAATCTGGCATTAATGCCACCGCTTGTTCCCCTGAAAGCATCGGTTTAAGCCCTTGCAATACTTCATCTTTGTAAGCGCCTGCTTCAACCCAAACAGATGCTTCCCATGTTGCAAATTGTTGTGCTAAAGGTTGGAATGGATTGGTAAACCCAGCGTAAAGCATTAAACCGTTGCCAGAACTAAAACCAAACGCTTGCGCTTTTTCATCTATTGCAGCTTGAAGCGCGTGTTTTACTGCTTCGGTTGCTTGTTTAATAAGCTCTTCAACTGTTGGAACATACGGCGCTTCAACTGGATCAAGCTCTTCACTAATACCAAATTCAGCACGTTTTTCTTGCGTATCAAGTTCAAGAATCCAATCGCGCAAAAAGTTTGTGCCGTTTTCATGCTTGAAAGCACGGGTTGTGATGTTTTGGGTGTTGTAGATGTATTGCATTTATCTATCCTGTGAATGGCGCTGTTGGAGGTGTAAAGTTTGATGTATATCTTGCAACATTTGAAATTCTTAATTCGTCAACATAACCTTGAGCGCCTGAAAATCCACTCCCACCAATATAAAAAGTGCCTGTGATATTCGCGTTTAAATTTCCCGTTATGTTTGCCGCTGAAGTTCCAATTAAAACTCCATCTATAAATAATTTTGCTTTTGTTCCATCCCAAACGCCCGCTATGTGAACCCATTGGTTTAACGGAACGTTTGTGTTTGGAGTGCTAAATGAAGCTCCGCCGCCGTTCACTGTAAAATTCGCACCGCCGCCAGTTTGACCAAAATAAAACTCGTCTGTGCCTGATGCTTGATTGTGTACTATTCGCGCTCCTGCAACTGATGTTTTGTAATACCAAAACTCTACTGTTGCAATTTTGTTTGTAAAATTTAATTCTGAATAACCTACAACCATCAAATATCTAGCATTTGAAGTATCATTTTTTAATGACGTTCCGCCGAATTTACTTTGTAAATTTGTGGTTGTAGGCGTGTAAAATTTTTGAATAGTTTTGTTATAAATTGAACTGTCAGTAAATACATCTCCACCATCCGCGCCATCAAAATGCAATAACAAAAGCGTATTTTGGTCGCTACCACCGCCCCCAACCGCATTCTTAAACATCATCATCTGACTTAAATCAGTAATCACGATGTATAACCAGCTTTCAATTCGTAAGAAATATCAACACCATCATCATGGCAAATTAACAAATCATATTTGCCACTTGTGTTGCTAAATGCTGGCGCTGTACCGTTGTATTTGTAAGCCGCATTGATGCTTGTTGCACTGTGTGCGCCTGCGTAAATAATTTTTACTTCATACAGTCTTAAATTGCCAGCGCCTGGTCTATTGGTAGGCGCGGCAATGGTGAAGTTTGCAGATGTAGTGAATGTTTGAAACGCTTCACTTGCATCTGGGGTAAGTGTTGCACCGGTTGTTAATGCGTTTACAGGGGCTTGGTTAATTTTGCCAAAGCTATTAATTTCATTTAGCAATGCTGCATTGGTTAAAAAGTCCGCATTTGCAGAACTAAAAACCGCTTTTGAACCCGCTGCAAAGTTTACAGGGCTTGCGCCGTTTGACCCTGCTTGCACGGTAGTTCTCACTAACGTTGTAGCAGCAGATAATTGACCGATACCCACTTCCCAAGCACCGTTTTGCTGATCAAGAATCGTGTAACAAAATGGCACACCAACACCATAAGCGGTGTTGAATGTTGAAAATGTTGCATCAGCGCCTGCCAGCGTAAAGTTGCCTGTGCCAGTGCTTGTGCTATTTTCTTTTACACGGTCTTTGAAAATCATGACTTAATCCTAGTTTCTGAAATAGTTGCTAAAACTTAAGCGTTGTTGTCATTCAGCGTAAAAGAGGTCACTGTGAATTGCTGGCCTGCAGCAAATGAACTATTGTTGACTTCCATATCGCCACCGCCGCCTGTGGTTGTGATGGTGCCTTGAATGTGGCAAGTGGTACCATCGGACGCGTAAATGCGGAAGTGACCAGCCGTGCCAGTGGCATCCGCTGAAGCATCAACCCATGAACCTAGCAAAGATTTTGCACCAGAGGCCGCCGCCGCCATCCAATCAGAAGGCAAAGCAATAGTTGCAAGCACGGTACCGCTATCCGCTGCAGCAACGTTTGCAGGCACGGCACCTGAGCGAATTTTTAAAACAGCAGAAACACCAATGGTTGTTTCAATTACATCAAGGCGCGCATTGCGCACCGCGGTGGAAAGTTGGATTGTCATGTTGAATCCTTTAAGTTTTTGATGACTACATAAAATCTACAAACACAAAAGCCCCGCATTGCGAGGCTCTTTAGTTTGTGGACTGTTATTTAAATATGTTTTTGGCTTTTTCTAAGAAGCTGTTTTTTTTGCAGGGCTTAAATGGGCTTTGTTTTCATTATTTTTAACGCCTGTTTGGGCTGAAATCCAGCCTTCTTGCTTGGCAACTTTAATCAGTTCCTCATCTTCTGTTTCTAGTGGATCACCTTCATTAAAACTAATTACCTCAACCCCTCTAAACGCCCAACTAAATGCTTTAATTACTTTAAATTTCATGATTCACCTCAATAAAAAGCCCCAAATAAATGGGGCTTTTTGTGTAAATTAATTAAAAATAATTAAGATGCGGCAATTTTTAACACTTTAATTGCTTGGGTATTGCGTAATTTACCGCCAACACGTTTACGCACGTAGAATTTAACAAAGCCTGGTGTGGTAATTTCATCACGCGTTACTCGTAAACCAACGCGATCTGTAATTAAATAGCCTTCTTTAAAGTCACCAAATGCTAATGGGAATGCATTGGCTGCAACAGCAGGCATGTCTTCAGCTTCAGCAACACCGTAACCTAAGAACATATCTTGTTGACCTGCTGCAACGGCTGGTTGCCATAAATATTGGCCTGTAGAATCTTTGTATTTACGCAATGAGCCATACACTAATTTACTTGCTAACCATTTTGCATTTGAGCGATAACGGGCACGCACCGCATAAACCATGTCCATTAAAGGATTAAAATCAGTTGGCAATGCAGCCGCTTGTCCTGAAGCAACATATTGCAATGTGCCAAATGCGCGCGTCGCATCTGTTGTTGCTAACGGGGCTGGACCAGACAAAAAGCCAGTTGGTTTTTTTGTACCGTTGCCAGAAATAAATGCTGTACCTTCACCTTGTTCAAATGCATCACGCACAGAGCCAACTAACCAATCTTCAACATTAAAGAATAAATCGTCTAAAGATTCTTCAGATGCTTGTGGTTTAGCTGAAGCCATACCAAAAGTTGGAGCAACTTCATATAAATCAGAAGTATTGGTTTGGTTGCGTGTATCTGTCTCACCAACCCATTCAAAAGCCGCACCATTAATATCAATCAACTCTTTATAATCGGTAGTGCCAACGGTACGCACAGTTGCCAATTGGCGCATTGGTGAAACATCAAGACCAATTTTTAAAATAGCAGATTCAATAGATTCAGGTAATGCAAAACCACCAGCAGAACCTGTGCTTGTTACTGTTTGTGTGGCACGCGTTTCTAAATTGTCAGAAGCTTTTTTTGCTTCAAGCGCTTTTGCTGCTTGCTGGCATTTTTCTTGAATATGCATATCTTTTGGGTTACGCATCCAGTTAATAAATGCGCTGCGATATTCTGCATCCTCTTTAGATTCACCACTTTGACGACTACCTTCAAATGCACCAGGGCGTGAAAGTTTTGTTTCCATTTTTTCAAGCTTGCTTTTCATCTCTGTCAGTGAGTTTAAATCACCGTCAATTTTTGCAAGCTTTGCATCAAAATCAGCCGTTGAATTGCCATTTTTAACAGCTTCAATACGTGCGTCGTTTGTTTTTTTATACTCTTCAAAAGCAGTATTAATTTTTGTGATTGCTTCAGCAATGCTGGCAACTGTTGGGTCATCGCGTTGTTCATAAGAACCACCAAAAGCAGCTACATTTTGATGAAATGCAACCATATGAGCGGCCATTAAAGCCATGATAGAAGTTTTTACTTTCATGATTTTTACCTTTATAAAATTTGAAATTAGCTTGTTAAAGAACTAAGCAATTGATTTGCTGCTTTTAATGCATTTGCAGTTGCTTTATGAGCGTCCCGCTCATCTAAAACAATGCGTTTTACCTGAGCCACAAAGGCTTTGGCAGCATCTTCAGAGAACCCTGCGTCCCGCAAGGCTTTCTCTGATTGACGAATTGTGTTTATTTTTCCTACTTCAGCAGCCTTTACCCCAATTACACGGGCTGCAGTATTTGCTGGAAAAGTCACCAGAGAAACTTCCCATAGGTCAACTTCCGTTAAAGTACGAACATCTGTATTTTCATCGTATGACCATTTTCGAGATATAAATCCAATAGATAACCCATTAAGCGCACCCATTTTTAAAAGCGCATGCGCTTCTTTTCCTAGCACTGTTTCTAATGCTAGCTGGCCTTTTACTCGCAAGCCTTTTGCATCTTCAACCATTTCTGTCCAAATGCCGATTGGCTTATCAGAATCATGCTGCCAAAGCATGGCAGGCATCGTGCCAGCAGATTTATGTGCTGCAAGTGAATTTAAAAATGCGCCTTTTTGAATCGTGTCATCATAATTATCAATCACACTGAAAACAGAACCGTATCCGTCAATCGTGCCATCTTCATTTGCCTTAATTTGTAAAGTAAATGAACGATATTCACGCCCGTTTGGCGCTTCTTTTTTCTCAATTGTATTTTGTTTAAACATTTGCATTTCCTTGTTTACTACCCATATTTAACGGTGTCAAAGGGTCATCTAATCCATCTAATCTGTCTTTACCTTCTTCTTCACGCAATTCATTTCTGGTATAAATTCCTAATTCAACCATTGCGCGTGCCCATTGCGCACGGTCCACTGTTGAACCTTCGGTGAGGTATCTCACATCAAATTTTGTAAATAAAGGCCCGCTGCCATCCAGCATGGTTTCATCTAAACGGTCGCGCCATGCTTTATGCCAAGGCTTTAACGTATGTTTTAAGTGTGCTGAAAAAAATGCTTCTGAGCTTGCAAATGTGGCTGCTTTGTCTGAGTGCATCACCATAATTGGGAATACACCATAGACGCGGCATATTTCTTCAATTTGTAATCGTCTGGTTTCAACATGCTGCGCATCGACACCACTCATGGTGAGTTGTGACCATTTGCCATTTCTATCAATAATGAGCGGGTCGCCAGTATTTACTTTGGCTTTAAGATGATTTTTTAATGCAGCATACTGTTCGCCATTTAGCGTGCCTTCAACTGAATAAACACCGCTTGGACGAATGCCATTTTGATGAAAATCAACATGGCTTTTTTCTGTTGCCATTGATAAGCCAACGGCATTTCTTGCCAATTTAATAGCATCTAATGTTTGACCAAATTCCCACTGCACACCATGCAACAAAAAAACATCATCATGACTAAAATCACCAATAAAACCGAACTCGTCAAATACACGATATTTAAATTCATAGCGCGATACTTTGTGCATCGTCCAATTACCAGGCGCAATCGGAATTAACTCGCGCACCTTGCCATTCATTCCCCGCACTTTTATCGACAATCCAGTGCCTGTAAGTGCTGCATGAATGGTCATCATGCGACGCCATTCAAATGAGGTTTGATATTCATTCGGACGGCGACTTAATAATCTATATTCTGGAATATCGTCTGCAAGCTCAGAAGTTTTGTCTGATTTTTTGCGGAAAACATTTAAATCAGGCGTTGCGCAACCATCTGCAATGACTTTTACACAAGCCAAAACCGTGGCCACTTGTAATGCTGTTTTATGATTAACCGTTACGCCAGCAATTTGATAACCTGAATTACCGTCGATTAAAGTCGCTATTTGGTCGTAGGTAAGCTCAGCCGCCTTTCTGCCAAAAAGTTTATCAATTATTTTCATTTGATTCCCAAAAGGAACTTCCGTTATTCACATTACCTATCATTGCCCGCCCGTGCGCAACAATGGTTGCAATGGCAGCATCGGTTTTATTTTCAAAGCTTTTTTTGCGCGGAAATATATTTTCGTTATTGTCAGGTTTTACTTCTACGTTGCTCATCATCCACACATAGGCCGGGTTGCCATCGTGGTGAAACTGCCCTGCGTCAATTAGCGCGGCAATATCTTTCATCGGGTCACTTAAATACATCACGCGTTGCGGCACATCAATCACTTGCAATCCTTCATTGGCTAGGTTTGCGCCAAGTTGATGCCCGCCATATGGGTCTTTTGCAACTTCTTCTATGCCGAATCTGCCAAAATCTGTGAGTAAATCCTCTTGAATTTGCTCTAAATCAATCATATTGCCGGGTGTTTCAATCAAATAATCTTGTTCAACCCAGCCACGATAGTGGGCGTTTTCGGCTTTTTGTATTGTTGATTCTGGTAAGTAGTTTTTACTAAACACGTAATAGTGTTTTTTCCCGTCAATCTCTTTTACAAATTCGAGAACCCGTGATGCAATGTCGACTTTGCTCGCTAAATCTAGCCCTGCATAACAAGGTTCACCCAAAAACTGTTCAATTTTTGCGTGCGGGAGTATTAGGGTAGGGGGGTGGTACTTATGTACTAGCTCCCTTTTTTATTGGTGAAAGGTATTAATTATGGGCGCACGCGGACCAAAGCCACTGCCTAGTAACGTGCATCTATTGCATGGTAATCCTAGTAAAAAATCCGTTGGTCAGTTAATGGATTCTTTGCAGCCTGAAATTGAAATACCTGGTTGCCCAATCCATTTGCTTGCTGAAGCAAAAAAAGAGTGGAAGCGCATCACGCCTGAGTTAGAGAAATACGGATTAATTTCAAAATTAGATCGTGCCGCGCTTGCATCGTACTGTCAGCAATGGGCACTTCTAGTGCATTCAGAAACCATAATCAAGCGCGAGATGGAAAACGCTGAAAAAAAACGCAAAGCTGCTGAAGCTGCTGGACTAATTTATGAGGGCGGTGATGGCTTGGTCGTGATGACCACCAATGGCAACATGACTTACTCACCTTATTGGGTGATGGCGAATCGGGCGCGCATGGTATTAGATCGTATGCTTGGTAATTTTGGACTTTCACCCAGTTCTCGAGGTCGCGTTAATCCAAGTAACCGCCTGCAAAAAGATTTATTTGATAGTGGTGATAGTGAAGTTAGCTCTGGTTTTGGTAGTTTATGATCAAAGATTTTGGCGCAATTGCCACGCAGTACGCACAAGATGTTGTTGATGGAAAAATAATCAGCAACAAATATCATCGATTAGCGTGTCAACGACACTTAAATGACTTAAAAAAATCAGAGGCGGGCTTATCCGCCTTTATTTTTAACCCTGAATTAACCGATTTAAAAGGCAAAAATTTTAAACCGGCACAAAGAATCTGCCAGTTTGGGGAATTAATGCCGCACATTAAGGGCGATTGGGCTGCACGTGGTGAGCTAATTCACCTTGAAGATTGGGAAATATTTGTTTTAGCGGTTTCATTCGGCTGGATTGTAAAAGCAACAGGCCGCCGCCGCTTTGTGGTGATTGATTTATTTGTCCCACGTAAAAATGCAAAATCCACAATCGCTAAAGCTAAATCTTTATGAGCCTAACAAAAAGCACCGGAACCCACACACCATCTAACGATCCACGTTTTGACCGTCCTTTTGAACTAGAAGGTGAATCTGATATACTCGAAGTAACCTTTTATTGTGAAGGTGAAATAGTTTCTGAGTACGAAGAGGTTAGGTATATCCCTTATTCATATTTAGGTGTTAACGATCAAGGTGTAGAGGTATCAATGATTAGACCACAAGTTACAAATTGTTATGCAATTGATGACGACATCAACACAGCATTAAGAAAAATATTCGGAAGAGATTACACTATTAACTATATGACTCAAACTATTGAGATGCAATGGTTATATGGAGATCCTGCACTACAGTCTAAAATAAAATATTCTAAGAATCTAAGTTTAGATTGACCTTTATATTCTGGTTTAATCCAAGTGATAGAATCTTTTTCTTTTGAAGTCAAACTTTCTAAAGTTCTCTTTTTATCAAAAACCAGGATCTCTGAAGCTTGTACATAAGACTTACCTTTGATTTTTTGTCTCACTACTCTATTATTGATTAGAGCTGTTAAGACAGGTTGAATCTGTCCAATGTTAGGAGAATAGGTCAAAGGAATATTAAACTTACCACCAGTAGTCTTAAGACCTTCTAGAGTGTTCTGAGTATAACCTCTGTCTTCTCCTTCTCTAATTAATAGATCAGATAACTTACTATCATTAGTAACTACTCCATTTACAGCATCTAGTTCTTTTATAAGATTAGATTTAGATTGACTAACTAATTTAGATTCAATC